GGTATAAGGGGAATTGTCATGAGCATACCCTATCATAACGATCTTACCTCCGCGAGGAGGAGTACCGTTAGATATGGAGCGTGGCAGTCCCTTGAACAGCTGCTTAGTTTTCACTAGGTGGTTGTAACTTGATCAGACCAGTTCGTCAATGCAAGATGGACCTTGCGTAGTGTATGCATGCTCTAGGAGACATACCATATGGTTGTTAATCCAAAGAGCCTAGATGAAGTAAACCTCATCGCTGCACTTCTGCAAGGCATTCACAGAATGCATTCCGAAGTGTTCAACACTCGTTCGCTGCGATTGACCCTTGATAAGGTCAAAAGCCGCGTTCACTCAGAAGGAATGAGCTTCCTCACGGTTGCTCTTCCTCGTTTGGGCAAGGCCCTTGATAAGGCACTTGCAGCCAGTAAACCGCTGAACTCTTCCGAATTGGGTTTCAAAACCCAGGACGGAAGTAACCTCCCAATATTTATGGGAGAGTTCTTCAACAGAGTATTGACGCCAGACGGGGTACTCCTTCCGAGTCCTTGTGCAAATAGCGTCAGCGTGTTACGCCAACTTCTATTTATGTTTTATAAGTATGAGTTGCCGTACACAGAACAGCAAGAACATGAAGTCCTCGCCAAGTTTGAAAAAACCGAAGCGGAGATTACGACGCACTGGGCAGATGCTTTATTTTGTTATGAAGCGCCTGCTGATCAGTGTAATATTCCCTCAACTCAGGAAACTCCTTTATTGGATATTCCTGGACAGAAGGTAATACGCCGTGCTCAGCTCCTTCTCAAAAGGCTGCTGTGTACGTTTGATCCCGCAGACATTTATCCAAGACACGGCCCAGGTGCTGTCTCCACCAAGGAGAAGCTCTGGGACAAGTTTATTTGGACTAATGTATGCGGCCGTATCACGGATGTGTACCCACTAGACGCTTATTTTATGTCTAGTGTAGGTGCCGTGTGTGATAATTATGATAAGTTTAATCTTATCATGGACCGAGACCGTCCGGCCAGGGTTATCCTGGTCCCGAAGGACTCGCGCGGGCCTCGCCTCATATCATGTGAACCCGTGGATTTCCAATGGGTTCAACAGGGTTTAGGGCGGGCCTTAGTCAAACATGTGGAGTCGCATCCCATCACCCGATGGAATGTGAACTTCACCGACCAAACCCCTAACCGGATAGGCGCCCTCTATGGGTCGTCCAACGGTAGGTACTCTACCCTTGACCTCAACGAGGCCTCGGATAGAGTAAGTTTGGAGCTGGTTCGCCTGATGTTTCCAGAACATGTTTTTACGTTCTTGGAGGCATGCAGGAGCCGTTCTACAGTACTGCCGGATGGGAGGGAATTAAACCTCCAGAAGTATGCTCCAATGGGGTCAGCTTTATGCTTTCCCGTATTGGCTCTTACTGTCTGGGCCCTTCTGTCCTCAGCAGCACCTGACGAATATACGCGTGAGCGTATATTAGTGTATGGTGATGACGTCATCGTTCCAACGGCCTTCGCCGAGAATGCGATGAGCACGCTAGAGTCGTTCGGTTTGAAAATTAACCGCGACAAAAGCTGCACCAGTGGACTCTTTAGAGAGTCATGTGGCATGGATGCCTTCGCAGGCAAGAATGTCACTCCTGTGCGCTTGCGCACAGTCTGGACGTCTACACCCGCCGCTAGTGTCTACACGAGTTGGATTAGCTACGCTAACTCCTTCTTCGATAAACAGTACTACGAAGCATACAACTTAATTGTTGAGGCGCTGCAAGCCGTTTACGGCCCAGTGCCTGACGAATCCCTGAACTTACAGGTACCGTCGCTTCGGTTCGTACCAGAGCACCAACAACCGAGTCGCAAACGCTGGAATCCCAACCATCAGAGGTGGGAATACCGCGTTTGGGATATTCGATCTGCCAGTATTAAAAAGGAGATCAACGGGTGGTCTATGCTTCTCAGATACTTTTCTGAGAAAGTAGGGCAACCTGAAGATCTCGACCTGGCAATTGGCGATCCACGCCCCGTTCCTCTAGAGGAATTAGGGAGCGTGTTTTCTGCTAGTCAGTATACGAGGCGCGAGAGCAGCATGCTGCTCAAGCGCTGGCGTTGAG